TGATGCTTTTTCTAATACAGGATGGGCTTCCCCTAAACCATCATTAACGGAACCTGGAGTTAAATATTTTTTACATCAAACCCTTAAAGAATGTCATAATATAAGAAATAATTTTCATAATATGATATTTAATATTGGGTTATTTATTTGTTTCTTACTTATTTTAGGATTAATTTTACTTTATAAATATAAAGGAAAATTGTCACCAATTGAGTTAGAGAGAAAAAATAAAGAAAAACAGCAATATATTCTTTCAAAAATTCAAAATTTTCAACAGGCTAAACGTATTGCTCATCAAGAATTAATATCAGGTTTACCTGAATGGGAAAGTGAATATGATATTATTCATTCTAAAAAAATGATATAATTTAATAAATATAATATTGTAATTAATTTATTAAATATAATATATAAATGAATAATACTTTAAACATTGTTCCTGATATTAAAGAATCATTAAATGAATATTTTAAACTTAAACAAAAATATGAATTACAAATTACAGCAAATAAAAAGAAGATTATTAATTCAATATTAAGTAATAGAGAGAAACGAAGTGAATATATGAAACTCAAACCAAAATGCATTAATTGTAAAAGACCTGGAGGAACTATATTTAAAACAATTTTTATACCTGAAGATGAAAAAACAGAATCTTATAGAGAATATAATGCTAGTTGTGGTATTATTTCTAATCCTTGTAATTTAAAAATAAAAATACGTTATGGAAAAACTGAATTAATTACAGATATTTTAAAAAATGTAGAAAATGAAATTAAAGAAATAAAAAACACTATAATAGATGATAAAAATAAATTATTATTTGGATATTTAACTACTGAAGACGCATTAGAAAATTTTGATTATTCAAAGGATATGGTTTCATCATATTCTCAACTTTATGAAGATTATCTTGGTAAGTATAACGATATTGTTGATAATACTGAAAAAAAAGTAGAATTAGAAGAATCAATTACTAATTCATATATACAAATAAATCAAATTAAAGATTGTATAAAAAAAAATAAGGAAACAGATAATAATAGTTATATAACTGATGCTATTAATATATATGATACAGTATTAATACCTAATCTTAATAAAATTAGAAACTTAAAATATAATGAAAATTTTGTATGGCATAATGAATCTAATAATTCTTGTAATTTAATTCAAAATGTATATAGTATATCTAATTTATCATTTTCTAGTTTTCAAAGTAATGTAGTTAGTTTTGACTTTGGATTAAAAGCAAATAAACCATTGATGATAATTGAAACAGATGATAGTGATAAAATTGAACAACAAATCATCTCTAAAAAACAAGAATCTATGCCTATTGGTGAATTCCCAAGAGATGAACCAAATTATGGAAAAGGTAAAGATGGTATCTCTTGGAACATAGAAGAATATAATAAATTATGGGATTTATTACCTGTTAAATACAAAACTGCTATTAGATTAGATCATAAATGGATGACAGACTTTATGTATAATTGTGTAAATTCACGTGCTAAGGGTAACGCTTGTGAAGTTATTGCTCCAGAACATTTAAAAATACCACCAGTTAAGTTAGAAAATAATAAATATGATTTAGGTGTTGAAATTTATACTGACCTTTTTAATAAGTTACCTGTTTCACTACAAGAAACATATTTAAAACTATTTTCAACTGATAAAGATGGTAATAAAAATTATGATATGTTAATAGAAGCATTGAATAAACTTGTAGAGAAAGAAACCAATTTTGAAAGAGGATATTTTTAAGTGTTTATTTTTAAGTATAAATAAATTATAAAATAAATATATATACCATGTTTCTGAATTACATTTCGCTACCTATATTTTTAACTAGCTTTGCTATTGGATTATTTTTTATCTATATTTTAGGACCAAAAATGAAAACTATTTATATTTATCCAACTCCAGAAAATGTAGATAAAATATTATTTAAGGATAAAGCAGACAATTGTTTTTATTTTGATGAAAAAATTGTTGAATGTCCAAAAAATACCTCATTAATATCTAATATTCCAATTCAAGAATAAAAATACATTTATAATTTTTAGTGAAAAGAAACTCCTAACTATTATATAATGGGAATGTATCTTGGAAAATTTGTTCATACTGAAACCGGTAAAATTATTATGTCAATTTTACTTGGTTTTGGTTTAGCTTCACTTTTTAGAGCTGTTTGTAAAGATAAAGATTGTTTATTATTTTATGCGCCACCTTTAGACAAATTCCAAGATAAAATATATAAAAATAATGGAAAATGTGTAAAATACATACCACAAGCTACTGAATGTAATCCTAACCGAAAAATTGTCTCTTTTAGGTAAAATGTTTGCGTAATTATTATAATCAATCATTCTTTATAATAATTATGAGTGATTCAACAAGTATTTTAGATTTACCAACTGATCCTGTTGGAGGAGGAAATATTAGCAATAATATAAGTATGAGTGCTTCAGAAAATATTGTAATGCCTACTACAATAACAGGAGGAGTATCTTTAGATCAAACTACTATCAGTCAAATAGTTAGTGGTCTTCAGCAAGCTAGTCTTACTGGAGCAACGCAATTACCATCCAGAGATATCCCAATGAATACTTCTAGTCACAATACAGATGAACAAATTCAACCCAATTATGTTCCAAAATCTAATAATAACGATTATATAAAAAATTTTGAGCAAACAACAGATATGATAAATGATTATAATAGAAATAATCAACGACAAAACTCATTAGATGATATGTATAATGAAATTCAGACACCCTTATTACTTGCTGTTCTTTACTTCTTATTTCAGTTACCTTTTTTTAGGAAATTTTTATTTAGTTATTTTCCTGCTTTGTTCTCAAATGATGGTAATTTTAATATAAATGGATTTTTATTTTCAAGTATTCTATTTGGACTGTTGTTTTATTTTTTGAATAAAATTACAAATCATTTTGCGGCGTTTTAACTATGTAAGATTAGAAGAATATAGAGAATATAGAGAATATAGAGAATATAGAGAATATAGAGAATATAGAGAATATATAGAATATAGAGAATATAGAGAATATAGAGAAAATATTATACGTTTTATTATAAAATAGTAAATACCTTTTTATGATAGTTAAATGATTAATGATTATGTAATTAAACTAATAGAAAATTTACCACATGATATCAAAAATATAAAGGAACCAATTAAAATGGATATAGTATTAGATGGGGGAATATTTAATGGAAGTTATCATGTGGGCGCAATGTATTTTTTGAAAGAAATGGAAAAAAGAAATTATATTAAAATAAATAGAATATCCGGATGTAGTATTGGTTCTATTGTTGGGTTTTTATATTTTATTGATGGTCTTGATTTAATCGATAAATTATATGATTTAATAAATAATGAATTTAGACAAACATATAGCCTAAAAATAATAAAAGAATTAAAAAAACATTTAGGTGAATATATTCCAAATGATATATGTGATAAAGTAAATGGAAGATTATTTATTACATATAATAATATTAAAAAAGGCATCAAACCAGTTAAATCTAATTATAAAAATGTTGATGACATATTAAATACAATTATTAAATCATGTTATATACCATATTTGATAGACGGTAACATATTATACGAAAATAAATCAATTGATGGATTTTTTCCATTTATTTTTAAAGAAAGAGAAAATAAAATATTGTATTTAGATTTATTTGGAAGTGATAAATTATGTAATTTATTGAATGTTAAAAATGAAAAAACAAATTATCATAGAATTCTCTCTGGTTTATTAGATATACATTGTTTTTTTATAAAGCAAAGTAATACTTCAATGTGTAGTTATGTAAATGATTGGACGTATTACAATATTTGTTTTAATAATTTAAAAATTATAATAGAAAAGGTATGTATTTATTTAATACATATTTTATTATTTATAAAAAAAAAACTTCCAGAACACTTTAAACAAAGTATAATATATAAAATATTATCAAAAATAGTATATGATATTTTTATAATAATATTGGAGAATTATTGTTTATAATGTTTGAATTTATTATAGTAAAAAATTATTTAGATATAAATATAATAAATATAATAAATATAATAAATATATATTATAATGTTTGAAGAAGCTATATCTTCCGGTAAGCATATGATATGTGATTTTAAAAATATTAAAAATACTGAATTATTAAATAATTTATCTAGATTAAATAATGTTTTGAAAGAAATTTGTAAAACATATAATTTCCAAATACTTAATGAAATTCAGCATAGTTTTCAACCTATTGGTTATAGTATTATATTTTTATTATCTGAATCCCATATATCTATTCATACGTTTCCTGAAAAAAATCATATGGCATTTGATATATATACTTGTCGTGAATATAAAGATAATAACGATTATTTGAATATTTTTAATTTTTTACTAGATACATTACAAGCATCTACAGATAGTAAATGTGAAATAATTAATCGTTATTTCTAATAGTAAATGTTTTCATATTTTACTATTATTTTATCACCTACCTCCATAAATAGATAATTTTATATTTTTTTTTGTTTTTTGTTTTCTTTTGTTATTTATTTTTATAGTTTTTTTTTTATTCTCTATTTTTTTATTTTTATTATCATCAGGTTTATAATTTAAAAAATATTCTTCCATCGCAACTTTATCACCATTATTTTTAAGTTCTTTATATTTTGCTGCTTTTTCAGCACGAATATCTTCGATAGAATCTTGATGTCCATAACAATTAATACTGAAACGTTTAAGTAAACCTTTTTGTTCTAATCTATTTTTTTGTTGAACATCAAAAAGAAATTTCGACATACATAATATTCTCTCTAAAAACTCATTATAATATGGTCTATCCGCGTACAAAAACGCTAAATAAAAACTCAACATTGTATCAATTGTTGCTATTTTTACTTTTTGTCCTTTAATATTTATAATATTATAACTATGACAGGCAATAGGTTTATAAATAAACGCTATAGTATCTTTACCTATTTTGATCTCATAATGTTCTGGGATTATTTCTCCTATAGGTTGTCTTTTAATGATTTTGACGGTTTTTACACCAATATCTTTTAAACGTTCTTTTACAATTTCTGCTGTTGTTTCAGGTTCGTTTGATAAAACATCAAAATCAGCAATTTTTTTAAATTTATATTGTAGATTTTTCGGCATATATTGAGAATATAATGCTATAGCATAACCTCCAAAAAATACAACACCTTGATTTACAAGAGTATTTTTAACATTTCCATAAATCTCATCTTCTTTATTATTATATTTGTTTTCCATTTCTCTCTGAAAATCAATATCAATACAATTTATATTTGTGATGGGATAATTTTTATTTAACAGTGTTAATCGTTTCATTACTTTTTCCCATCTACTTATATCACCAGCTGGTCTTGATAATTCTAAATACATTGCCATCCTTAAGTAGTTTGGTGGTGTGTATAAAATCCCTCCAACACGAATAGCATCTTTTTTAAGAGAATTAAAAATAGATTTTGGTAATAATGTTATATCAGCAACTGGTATATAATTTACAAAAACCTTATATGTTCCATGATGAACACCTGCTTTGGCCTCCACATCTGTAAAACCTTTTTTGTAATATATATTTGCTAACTCCTTAGCATCGTTTAATGCGTTTATAGAAAAAAAATCATAATCTGGAATTTCTATATCTTTATTGTAAAATTGGTCTTCAGAAGGTAGTATATTATTAATTGCTGTTCCTCCATAACAAATTAAATTTTTAGTTTTAATAAAATCTTCAACTATTTTAATAATATTTCTAATATCATCTGAATTTATAACGCGTTTTGCTATTTTTTCTTCTGCCTTATCTACAGCCATTCTTAATATAGCTAATTCACAATCATTAAATGTTAAATCTTTACAAATATCCGTTGATTTCATGTTATCTTATATATTAAATAGAATTAAATAAAAATGAAAATGAAATATAAAAATAAAAAATTATTTAATATTTTAGATATAATAAATAATTGTAAAATATAAATATTATATAATGACAGATTTTACCAATGATGATAGAGTAATTATGAAAAAAAAATTTAAAAATAATATAGCAATAAAGCGGTTGCTTAATGAAGATAAAGATCTCAAAAATATATTTTCATCTTTATCTATTTCATATAATGAAGAATTTGATAAATTATCTATTTTTATATATGATAAAAAAGAATTAAAAAAAGAAAACGTGATTGAAATTGTTATCAATGATAATTATCCATTTATACAACCAAATATAATAATCAATTCTCAACCATATGAAAGATATTTAATGTTTAATGATGATGATATATATTTACAAATTTTACAAAAAAAATTAGGAATTAAATCTTTATATGATAAATCTTATATAAATAATGATAATTGGACGCCAGCTATTAGACTTACTAATGTAATTATAGAAATAAGAGAAAATATTGAAATTATTGAGAAAATTAAATTATAAAAAACTTACTCATAATTTGTGTCATTTTAAATTTTCAAGGGTGTAAATAATTATTAAAATTCTTCATCATCAGATGATATATAAAAAAACTCATTTTTTTTTTTGATAACTTCTATATATATTTCTTCATTTGTAAAATAAATATTTTCCCATAAATTATTTCTAATAATAAAACAATCCCATGGTTTATTATCCACATAGCAATTACAATTAAAACATTTCCAAAATGTTTCAATATCTGTAATCGTTTTAAAATTTTCTATATCAATTAATTTATAAATAAATTCAACTAATTCATCTAATAAAAAATGATTAAGTTTATCTTCTTCAATTAAACCTTTTTTATAATTAATAAATGGAGTTGTTTTATAAGGATTGGCTTCCATAATTATATACGGAATTAATTTATTAGTCTTTAACATAAATATATAATTAAAAGATAATTATATTTATATAATTATCTTTATGTCTTTTGAATTATTATTCCTAAAACTTAAAACTTAAAACTTAAAACTTAAAACTTAAAACTTAAAACTTAAAACTGTAGAAATCTGTACTCGCTTCACGTGTAGAATATGAGTAAGCAGGATTTTGTGGTGTTGGTTCTGGAATTGTAACAGGAATATACCTAAGTGCTTCAGGTTTCAAAGAAAACGCATAACCTGCTCTATCAAAAAATAACGCATTTTCCATTAATAAGTTATCAACTAATTGATAACGCATAGCAACCATTTGACAACCGAAAGCTCGACATAAAGCACCACTTGGATTAGGAGGACTTGTTCCCTTGTCAGGAAATACAATTGTCATACATCTTCTGTTATAATCAGTTAATTCATTTGTGTCTGGATTATTTTTAACACCATAATAGTCATAAGCTCTCGCAAATATAGAATTACTTGTTAAATTTACAAATTCAAGAAATTCTTGATTTTCTAAAAATGTGTTATTAATACGGTCAACGATTAAGATAACCTTATTTTTAAAAGATAATAGAGGAATTCCTCCTAAATTTTTACCAGAATGTTCAAAACTATATTCTTTTCCAAGCATAATGTTATCATATGATTTAAAAATATTTGCCAATTTTGTGTAAACATCTTGTTTGTTACTTTTAATTCTTAAATGAATAATAAGTGGATCAGTAGGATTAGGACAACTTCCTCCAGAAAAAGCATAATTATTAATTGTATCCATTACACTTGCGAAACTAACAGAATTAAAAGTTTCTTTAATATAATAATCATCTGTTGTACTTGTTGAAACAACTGGATTATTATCAATTGAATAAATCTCAAAGTCTAAACATCTAACACCTTGTTTTATAATTGCTTTAAGGTTACATAAATTAACAAAATCATTTTTATAACTACCACCTGAACAAGCATTATATGCGGTTTTAATATAATAATCGTATAAATTGAATTTACAATCTGGATCATTATCTGAAATAGGTATTATATTTCCATCAACACTTGAATATAGGTTATTCATATAATCACATTCACGATTCTGTAATTTACTTAGGTAAATCATATAACCGATAAATATAATTAAAATAATAAAAATAAAAACCATAATCATAAAACTCTGAAAATCTTCATCTAAAGATTTCAATTTTGACAGATAATCTGTTGTTTGAGTTGACATTAATCTAATATATTATATTATTTTTAATTATAAACAAATATTTAGGAAATAGTATATATCATTATTTTTACACCTTTTCTCATTTAAAACATTCCTTTTATATTGAGAACTTTATAAATAATTCTTCTTGATTTTTCATGTCTTGTTTTTATTGGACATATATTTTCTGGTCTTTCATATGTTCCCTTAATTATATTTCTATATTTTTTCTGGACGATGTAATTTTACATTTTGTTATTATTTTAAATTTAGAATTTGTGTTTGAAATGTAAAAAGGTGCGAAAGAATAAAAAATAAAAAAAATAATAATTTATTAGTAATAATTTATTAGTAATAATTAAATTATATTATGATGAAATTATGAATTAAAAAATAATACTATTATATACATAACATGGCAGGTGGTTTATTAAATCTTGTAGCAACTGGCCAACAAAACATTTTACTAAACGGTAATCCAAGTCGTACATTTTGGAAGGCAGCATATAAAAAATATACCAATTATGGGTTACAAAAATTTCGTCTAGATTTTGAGGGAACTACTTCACTCAGTTTAACAACTGAATCAACATTTAATTTTAAAGTGAAAAGATATGCAGATCTTCTTATGGATTGTTATATTTCAATTAATTTACCTAGTATTTGGAGTCCTATTATGCCTCCACGAGCTGTAACGCAACCCGATGGTTCTATAATTTATACTGATTGGATCCCTTATGATTTTCAATGGATTAAAGATATTGGTGCTCAAATTATTAGTCGTGTTACTATTACTTGCGGTAATCAAAAGTTGCAAGAATATTCAGGTCAATATATATTAGCTTCTACACAAAGGGATTTTTCTGGGCGAAAATTAGAACTTTTCAATGAAATGACAGGAAATGTTCCTGAACTATATGACCCTGCTAATTATGGAGAGCGTGTAAATGCTTACCCTAATGCTTTTTACACTACAAGTCCAGCAGGAGCTCAACCATCTATAAATGGAAGAACATTACTTATTCCACTTGGTGCTTGGTTTACTTTAGTTTCAACTCAAGCATTTCCATTAATAGCTCTTCAATATAATGAACTTCAAATAAGTGTATCATTTAGACCTATTAATGAATGGTTTACTATTCGTGATGTAATGGATTATGCGAATAATTACCCTATAGTTGCTCCAAATTTTAATCAATTTTATATGCAATTTTATAGATTTCTTCAAACACCACCAGATGAAGAATTAGGACCTACATCTTATGTAGATACTAGAACATTATGGAATGCTGATATTAATTTAAATTGTACATATTGTTTTCTCTCAAATGATGAGTCAGAAGTATTTGCTAAAAATGAACAAAAATATATTTTTAAACAAGTTTATGAAAAACCTTATTACAATATAACAGGACAAAATAAGGTTGATTTGGATTCATTAGGTATGGTTATAAGTTGGATGTTTTATTTTCAAAGAAGCGACGCAAATTTACGTAATCAATGGTCTAATTATACAAATTGGCCTTATGATTACATGCCACAAGATATTACTCTAGCACCACAAACAGGTGATTATCCTAATCCTGCTCCGTCACCACCAAATCCACTTCTCCTAGGACCTGGTTTAAATCCAACAGGTTCTTCAAGCGGTCTTTATGTTACTGGTGTTTATAATCCGCAAAATATAAAATACATTTTAGTAGCTTTAGGTATACTTTTAGATGGACAATATAGAGAGAATGTTTTACCATCCGGTGTTTATAATTTTATCGAAAAATATGTCAGAACAGCTGGTAACGCGCCGCAAGGGTTATATTGTTATAACTTTTGTTTAGATACAAGTCCGTTTGTAATACAACCATCAGGAGCTATGAATATGAGTAGATTTACAAATGTACAATATGAGTTTACAACTATATCTCCGCCAGTAGACCCATATGCTCAAGTATTAACTATTTGCGACCCTACAACAGGTGATATTGTTGGTATAAATAAACCTACTTGGCGCATTTATGATTACAATTTTAATATGTACTTAATGGAAGAGAGAGTAAATATGGTTATTTTTGTTGGAGGTAATGCTGGATTGTTATACGCAACATAATAATAAAATAAAATATATTATTTGTGTATTTGTAAAGTATATGATGGATACTCATTTGAATACAAACAAACATCAATTAAAATTTAATTAAAATTTAATTATAGTCAAAATATAAATATTTAATTTGTTAACTAATTTACACCCTTGAAGATTTACACCCTTGAAGATTTACACATTTTAACATTTCAAACGCCTAACCTAATAAAGATAGTTTATTTACATATATTATATGTATTGTATTATACATAAATATTTTGGAATAATTCATTTATATGGAATGATATTTGAAAATATATATGGTTTTATTATAGGAAAAAATATTGTTCTTGATAAATTATATATAATTAGTTTTGTATCTATTCCTTTTTCATGGATAATATGTAAAGATGAATGTATTATTTCTTATATAATAAAAAAAGTAGAAAATAACAATTACATCTTAGGAAATGAACCAGAAAATGTAAAAGATATTAGTCATTTATTTACAAACGAAAAACAATATTTAATTTTTTATAATGTAAATAATTTTCTAAGAATATTTTCCGTAATCATTGTAAATAAAAGAACAACAAACATAAATTATGTAATTTTGATTCCAACATGCTTATTGTATTTATGTTATAATTATGATATAACATATAAATTAAATTATAGAAAATTATTATATCCATATTTTCAAATGATTTTATGTTTTTACTTTTTTACTATATTTTACAAAATAATCAGCGTTTGAAATGTTAAAAGGTTAAAAAATGAACATTAATTTTTATATTGATGAAATTAATGTAATAAATAAACCACAACCTGAAACGAAAGACAATTCCAAAACTAAATCTAAAGCAAAATCTAAATAAATTCTTTCCAAAAACCTTTTTTAAATTCTTTGAAAATATTCCAATCTATTCTAAATGACGAAAATATACAGCTTTGAATAACCTTATCAAATTTATCACTTTCAATAACTTTACTAATAAAAGTTGCTTCTTCTAAATTATCAACTTTTATTGCCATAGCTCCGTGTGTCATTCCATATTTTCCTTCCATATCAATAACAGGTTTGTATATACCACTTTCCCCAAATATTATTTTTGATACTCCAAAATGCCCTCTATCATTTACTTTACTATACATATATCTAATACCAGCTTTAGGTGTAGAATGAACGCATGGATATTTAAATTCTTGTGATTTGATTGATGACATCCATTTTTTTCTTGGTTCATAAGCGGACATACTTTGTATTATAGGACATCGTTCTCCGTCATTTTTAACTAATATTTTGTTAATTTCTAAAATATTTGAATTAGGCAACCAAGATAATTCACTTAAATTAATTTCATTTTGTTTTCCATCTTCATCAACAATAATTGTATTTTTGTATTGATTTGTTTTTTCAATTAAATACCAATCATACCTTGTTCCACAATTAAATACTTTTTGTCCGTCTTTTATTCCATGTATTTCTAAATATAACATTTGATTTTGTTTTGCCATCAAGTCAAACATTTTTGTAAATTTCCCTCTTTCCGTATTTGGTTTTCTCCAACCTGGAGGATGAACGAATAATAAATAACCATTTGGTATTAACCATTCACTAAGAGCTTTTTTTGTAAAATCTTGCCAAATAGTATTTCCTGTAGCGGTATCTCCACTTGAATTATATGGAGGGTTTCCACATATCATATCAAATCCATTAATATTCCACTTATCTTCAATATTTAATTCAAGAGTATCTCCTGTATAATTATTAAATTCAAAATCCAACTCATCTAACCCACAATAGCTTTGAACATGACATTTC